TTACTCTATCTACCTTTACTGTATCTGTGAATATACTTGTGTTCTTCTCTCTGTCATACAGTTTACCACCTCGTTCAACTATGTCTTTAGTTGTACTTCTGACTTTAGTTGTTGTATCAATTCGTAAAACATTTGCTCCTAAATTAATTTCCCCATTTGCATCTGGTGTATATGTAACTTGTAAATCTAAATTGAATACCCACCCTTTAGATTGTACTGCACGTGAGATGTTAGATAGTATCTGTTTGGCAATACTGGCATCTTGAAGGCCCGCTAAGTTATCTAAACTAGAAACTGGCTGTTCTCCAATCGTTACCAACATGGTATTGACTGCCTCTAGTTCAGTCATTCTATTTAGACTCATGTTACCTTTCTAATGTAGTAAAAAAAAGGGAGCACCCTCGTTAAAGGATACTCCCTAAAAGAATTACCTTGACTCTACAAACCTTGAATCAAAGCAACCGCAGTTGCAGGTCTCAACACGTTGTGACCCATTGCGTATTTAGACACCATTAACGTACCTTGTCTGTTGATTTGGTATTCCGATTCAACTGAAAGATCCATTAACTTAACAGTAGCAACTGTGTCCATAGTCATTACTAACCCAATAACACGCTGTGCAACAGCGGATATTCGTGCCGTGATTCTTGTTCCGGCAGTAGCATTATTGTTAGTAACTTCTGTAGACCACGCTGCATGGTCTGTACTACCTGTGTCATACTGAGTAGTACGATAAGACTCACCCAATAGAGGCTGATCTGAACCCCATGCTGGATTTGGTGATGTCTTATGTTGACCTACGTTACTTGCAATCGTCCATAAAGACGAATTCCAAACATTAGTTCCAACACTAAACGAACCTAAGTGGTTAGTTACGTACACAGGCATACCTAAAATTGTAGGTACTTGTCCTGTTGCAACGCTACCAGTCCCACCGAGATCCCGGTTGAATATTGCTAGGTCATTAAGGTTACTTGTTCCAGAAACCTTGAACATATCGAAATATGTATCATTGTTTAAAACAACAAAAGGTTCTCCGGGTACATCTGCATTCATTAAGATACGCTTTGCATCCATGATCGCTTGAGCTATTGCTTTAGGATCACGAGATGCAGCTATATCCGTAGCCGCTCCAGCAGTTGCCCCAATGACAACATTCTGGGTAAAGTCTTCATCTGCAAATGCTGAGTACTCTTGAATCATTGGTGCACCTGCGGTAAGAGTCGCCATTGCTGACGATTCACACAAAGCACCTTTAATTGCGAGCCTCAAGATATTTTGATCAGCAACTTTGCCGAGACCAAATCCTGCCTCTTGGGTGTAGATAGAACGTATGTCATAATGAGACATTGCATCGTCAATGTTCGGAATGAACTGAGCATTAACTAGCAGGTCATCAATCGAAACGATTCTCTCACCTTGCTTAGCAGCAGTTGGTACTATCTCGGCTCCCGGTGTGTGGTAAGAAGCATCACGATACTTACCTGTCATCGGAAACGAGGCCGACTTGCCTTTTGATATTGTTCGCACACGATGCAAAGGCATCATGATATTCTTAGATTGGAATGCTGTAAGCACTTCTCCTGCGTACAACTTTAGGAATAATGCACGACCTTGACCAGTAGATCCAGTCGTTGCATTATCCACACCAGACCTATGAATTGCGGTGTAATTTTCTGCCATATTGTTTTTCCTTAGATTAAGGGTTATTGATTAATAACTCAGAAATCTTGGTCTCACAAAGTTCGGTACAGAGTTGTCCTACGCATAGGGCTACGTCTTACTTTTTGGTCTTCCTTTGTTTCTTTGTTAGAGCACACTTGAAAAACGCAACTTCTGTGCAACACGTGCACGATAAGCTGGGTCTTTCTCATACTTCGGATCGCTCATTGCCGAAGTAAGTTCTGCTAGTGATTCAAAGCGAGGAGCTATGTCCTCTCCCACATCACCAGACATTAGGTTTGGTAGCATACCTACCGAATTCTGATAACGAGCTTGCATACCTAGTACAGCAAAGTTAGTATTTGCATCTAGGTTTTCAATTTGTTTATTGTAGGCTTCAACTTCCCAAGGTTGTAGGTTATCGGAAGCCCAATCCATCATCAGGTTATAGTTCTGTTCTCCACCCACCTCATTATATAAGTGTTCAACAGCTTGTTCAGCTACGGCCTCTTGACCTTTTAACCAAGTGGAAACCATCTGTTCGGATATTCCCTGCTCATCAAGAGCTTTTATTGCTTCTTGAGATAGAGAACCTGTCTCATTGTATTCATTTTGAAACACACTAAAGTCTAATCCTTTATCATCAAGTAGTTTATGAACTTGAGATGGGGTAGTGTTCATTATTTCTGGTGCATCTTCTTTCTGAAATCTTTCTTGCTCACCAGTTAGCTGACTTTCCTCATTTGTTGAGTGAAATTGTTGTTCTAATTGTTTGTATGCTTGTGCTAACTCTTTAGGAGAACCAAACTTTTCAGGTAGCCACTCAGGTCTCTCATCATCTCTGACATATAGTTCTTCTGATTGGTCACTAGGTTGTATAGTCTCTTCCATCTTAGCAAACATGTTATGCACATGTTCTGGTGAGCCTACTTGGTTTGTACCTTCTCCTTCATATGTTTGAACTTCTTCTGTCATTTTGTTTCCTTCTTAGTGTGTGTTAATTATGCATTACCCATCTGTTGTGCCATAGCTTCTTGCATCTGTTGTGCCATCTCAGGATTGTTAGCCATCTGGTCGTTCATACCTTTGACCATATTTGGCGTTGCTCCTTTAACAACATCAGCTTGCATCTGTGCTTGTTGAGCTTGTTGCATCTGTTCTTGTTGTGCTTGTTGGGCTTCTGCTTGTTCCTGTTGAATCTGTTCATCAGTCTTAATCAAACCACCTGTGTCAATACCAAGAGATGCACCTAGTCTATCCATGTAGTCATCAATGTTTAATTTCTGTGACAACACTTCTGGCCCTAATGGAGCTAGATACTCTAAGAATTGAGATAGTTTGTTTAAGTCTTGACCACGACCTAGTGCTTCCATACCAGTTACAATCTGTGGTTTGACTGCTTCCTTTGGAAACTTAGGCATCTTCTTTTGCTTAACCATTTTACCAAGAAGAATATTAATTAGTGGTAGCTGAAACTCTTGAGAGAGAACAGAGTAGACACCGCCTAGAGCACCCTCTAGTTCTTGTGCCATGAAACGTATTTCTTCTGCTGTCACTCTTTCAGCATTCCTTTGAACAGAGGAATTAAGAAGGAAAGCCGCAGCTAACCTTTCTTGTATGTCTCTTAACATATCCTGTGCAATTCTAAAGTCATTAAACTTATCGACTTGCAATGTGGATACATCATTTGAATCGCCTTGCACTATAGCACCGCTTGGTGCATCAGCTATCGTTTTTATCCTAGTGGTACCATTAGGTCTGACTAAGAATAAAACTTTGGAGGCTGCCGCAGCACCTTCAACAATAGCTTTAGATAGAGCTTCAAGCGACTTAATATCCCCAAGGTATTCTTCTACTAATCCTCGACCATAAGACTCTCCATCAACTCTGCTGAAGCGGAGTGCAATGAAGGGGTTCTTATCAATAGGAAATTTGCCGAAGGATTCGGGGATAACAGTAGATCCTATTTCTTGATGTATGTGCCAGTACTTACCTTTATTACATACATAAGTATATAGCTCATAGGGCTTGTCAGGAGACTCAGGGGAAAGCTCCTGTGGTGAAGGAAGCCCTAGAGCTACTCTTGCATCTTCTGGTATAGTTTTCGCATCTAATGATTCTTTAGTTATTATGTAAAGAAGATTCCCCATTGGATCACGCTTACAAACGAACCTATCCAAGTGGAACACACGCATACCACCCTCTTCAGGAAGGTACAACAAACAATTACCAGTTACAATTAAATGTTTTAGTGCTTCAAATACAGGAACACGATAGGCTTCAGTTTCAATCTGGTTCATAGCGGAGCGTTCAATCTTTGCAAAACCTTCTTCAACTGCTCCCCTCTGGTCTTCCCCAACTAACTCTGCAATATCAAAGTCATCTATAGTTAGTCTAAAGAATGGTGCGTTTGGTGGGAGAAGAGTCAACAAAAGTTTACTTGCTAAATGATTAACACCTCTTGCTCCTATACTTTGATATGGGGTTGGAAAAGTAGTAGCCCAGTTTGATCCTTGATCTCTTAGTAAGGTTGGTATCGTTAGTTTAGCACACTCTCTAGCCCTATTAAGGTAGGATTCCCTATGGGAAAATCCTTGTTCATACATTCCCTTAAGTTGAGCACCTTCATAAACACTCTTCATGCTCTAGCACCTGACGACTTCTTTTTGATTTTCGTTAGAAATCTTTTACCTCCTGAACCTACAGCTTTCTTTCTAGTGTAGGCTAGTGAAGCACCCTTCATTAAATCTTTTCCACCTTGCCCCATTGTTGCTGATTGTCCGGGTGCAGATGTACTACCTACAGTAGTGTCTGATCCGGGGTCGTCCTTTTTGTGTAGTCCCAACTTTTGCATACCTACTTTAAGGTAGTCTGCTCCTTTATGGAGGAATGATTTACCAGCATCAGTACCATATGCAAGATTTGTCTTTCCGGCTGATGCGGCAGCATGTACTCCAGCCCGAACAGCAGAGGTTCCAGTACTTAATCCTTCCGAAACACTTGAAGCTGCTCCTTCAAGATTTGTTTGGAGAGCACCACTTGCATCATTTAAGGTTGTGTTAATACTTGCTCCTGCATCTGAAGCTGCCTCTCCAATATCTGTAACTATCTTAGGTACGACAATTGGAGGTACAACAATTGGAGGTAGTACAATCTTTGGTGGTTTTGGTGGTTTCCAACTTGGAAAGGAATGGGAATGTGGGTATCGTTTTCTATTACATTGCGTTACCTCTCCCACATAATCAAAGGACTTTGAGGATTCCTCAACTAGTTCTCCTTTGTTATCATCCCATGTGTAGACAACTTCAGTATATATTTTCATGCTGTTTCTCCCTGTGGCTTTTTCTTTCTAATAGTTAGGTTTGCAGATGCACCCTTCGGAGCTTGTGAATCTGTATCAGAGAGTTCCGCTTTCTTACCTGTGCCTGAACTTGTTTGTGTCTGCCCACTAGATGAGTAGTTTGCTTCGGAGGTGGATGTGTCTTCTTCTTCTTGGTATGGGGCAGCAGTACCGGGTATGGATTCGGTATTCCTTCTTATGATTTCTCTTCCATCATCCAGAGCCATTGTGCCTGAATCATACATGTCACCACTCGCTTGACCAAACCTATCTTGACCTGCCCTAGTCTGCTCGTCAATCTTTTCCCTTTTGTATTGCCTTGCTTGTGTCTTCCCACCTTCTATAATTTCTCCGGTTGTTCCTCCGCACATTTATTCCCTTATAAATAGTTTCCAAT